GACATTGTCCAGCGTGGCAAACCCAGAGACGATACGCCTCTCTTCATCTACTTTACTGAACGGCATAGAGAGGCGAACGCTGTCGCCTTCTGTATCCCAGTGCGCTTTAAACATAGTCATACTACCCTAATTATAGCACCTTTTTTACAATCTTTATAAAATTGTAACTATTGTGAAGATCTACCTTCACCTTGTGCATTTCTGCCAGAAACAGTTGAGGGACTATCTGATTGATTATTAGATCTTTCAGCATCCCTTTCTCTGTTACCAGCTAGATTTGCACGAGCATCTGTGGCTTGCCTTGAAGTCATTTCAAATGGAGAGTCTCCATCCTGTCTTTGTGGCAAACCCAAAATCTCTCTCGCTTCATTAGGAACCATGATCTGGTTCTTGACATAACGCTCTAGAATTTGAGACTGTGCAATCTCATCTGTAAGAGTTAACTCGTTAAACTTAAACTCAAGGATGTCTGTCTTTTCTTTAACTACCTTGTTGATAATTTTCTCAATACTCTTTTGTGCTGGACGAGCAACCTGCTCTTTAAATGTACGGTCCTGTGCAAGAGCAGCAGCGATGTTAGAAGAATCCGAGCCACCAATTTTTGAAAGTGGAACCTGGTGAGCCATCAAAACATTGTCTCTGTTTTGTTTGGTGTATTCACGGAAGGACGCCTCCTGAATACCGTTCTCGATTGGCTCCATCTTAAACTCAACCTTGTTGCTATCAGAGTCTCCAGGAAGAGGAATGTACAGCGTTCTGTGAGACTGGCCCTTAAGGTTGGTCTGCAAGAATCTAAACATCTTGTCTTCTGCATCTGCAGAAAGCTTTGCTCCCTTTAGGGTAACCACATATCTTGGGACTGCCTTATTGCTAAAGTAATCAATGTTGTATTGTGAAGCTAGCTGGTCTCCGTGGACAGAAGTGATCGCAGACATGATGTCTGGAATACCGTAAAAAGTGTTAAGTGGTGAGTATTCTTTAAAGTGAATAATTTCGTTTGGTCTTGCATCTGTTGTAATAGGATTCCTGTTTGTTGCACCAAAATTTCTAAAGTATACAACCTTCTGTCCAATTATTTGCACGTACCCGTCGCGCAGTCTGCGCACACGCATTGTAGTTGATGGGATGTGCCCAATGTACCCGATTTCTCCCTTAGTTGTTCTTCCAATTTCTAAATATCCATTTCCCGTTGCCTGAACGTCAGTGTAGAATTTCATCATAGTGTTAGTAAAAGAATCGTCGTCATTAAGATTTTCGATCCAGTCACGCAATTCAATCTTTGCTCTTTCAATTCTATTACGTGCACGCTCAACAGCTTGACGATCACTGTTTGCTTCTAGTCTTAGCATTGTTCGTCTAGATACCTCGAAGTCATAACCTAGACCAACAATGTTTTCTACCTTAGCATCGATAGCTGCGTGGTTAGCAAAAGAGGTGTCGTAATAGTTTGCAAGCTCATAAAGGTTCCAAGGAGGAGTAATAACATCAAACATTCCGTACCCGTTTCTGAAAACGGTGCCAGGATTAATCTCTTTAGATCTTGCCCCATCCTGACCAGAAGAGGTAGCCATTGCGCTATTTAGATAAGCCTCGGTAGGCTCTGCATTTTTTGCAATTCTAGTGGCACGACGCTTAAAGTTTGTGTCAAGTCCGTTGAATCCTTTAATGTTGTCCCAAGACTTAGAGAAAGGGTCTTGCCTCTTAAAGATATCATCGTCTTTTTCAATATCGTCAATGCGGGCACCGACTGTCCATTCCTGTGTCATTATCCTTCATCTCCATATGTTTTGAGAGTTTGTTTTGCTGCAATTACTGCACCAAGATCATTCATATTAGGAATAAGCCCCTGACCCATACGGTCTACCTGCTCGCTGTGTTCCTCTTCAGAAATCTTTTTAGCATTGGCATAAAACTCTGCCTTGCCCTCTGGCTGCCCCCAATACTTAGCAGCATTTTCTAGTTCTTTAATGCGAGACTGATCTCCTCGCATGGACTCAATGGAAAGGGCGTTACCGCTTCCATCTGTAAAAGCTTTACCGTTTGGCTTAATCCAAACATATGTTCCGTAATTAGAAAAGTTTTCTTTAACAACCTGGATCTTTGTGTTACCGACTTGACCAGGAAAGCGTGGATTTTTATCATTCATAACCACTATTATACCACATTATACGGCAATGGCAGAATATTGCGACCAACCAATGTTATTAGTAAACTTATACTGATAATTATTTAACGTAAGAACATTATCGTCACCAACTAGGAACTTTGAAGTACCAGTAAAGATTTTATAGATGATTTCTGCATCTACTTCTGTCTTTTGAGAGGCTGCAAGGAACAGAACTTCTTGCCAAGTAAAGCCAGCGTCAGGGATAACAATAACCTCATCGCCCACAAGCTCTTTTCCTGCCCAGTATCCCCAGTCAAAGTCTTGACCGCCAGCATTTCTTACAGAGAACCACTGCCTGAAACCATAACGTTCTTCGTCATCAGCAACAGTTGTTTCGTAAAGAGATACGTTGTTAAACATTATTGGGCTGGTAAACCTAAGAGCCCCCACAGTTTCTGAGAAGCTTAATGGGTCTGGGAAAGAGATGCTTAAGAAAGCCCATGATCTTGGATACAGGATTCCTCTTCTAACTGGCTTTCCGTTGACAAAGAAGAATAGGTTGGCCTGAATTCGTTTTGTATCTTCGTTAACCGCATAGATCTGACCCCTAGTTCTATCCACACTATCAGAGATTAGATAGAAAGCCGTAGTTTGTTCTGCAGACTTTAATTCAAAAATCTTTACTGGTGCCTGTGGCATTAGCTCTTCGTCATATCTTAGGCACATCTGAATATTGCTTAGCTTGTAGAATGAGGCTGCATTTTTATTGATAGCCATAGACAAACCCTTAGAGGGCGATGGTAGATATTTTCCACTCAACCTGATGCCAGAATTATCTGTTAGGTACAAGTAAGGAGTGCTTCCCTTGTAGATAGAGAACTCTGGAGCATTTTGATATTCAAAGTATGTGCCCCTACGAGTATAGGGAACTATTTCGGTTCCAAACTTAGATCCAATCTTATTGGGGAATGCCCCGAATGCCTGAGAAGAAAGTTGCAAAGATTTTAGTTTAAATGGATTAGAATATATGCCCTCGATCTGGATATCTAGGTGCACATTTAAGGAGAAGTCTTCAAAGCTAATGTCTGTAGGAAATGTAATTACTGTTCCATCTACCACTTCGTATCGAGTATTGATCCACTCTGCACCTGGGCTTACGACATTGGTATTTTCTAACTTTTGAGTTCTTGAAAAGGATGAGAGTAAGGCATTTGCACCAGCGGCAAGTGGCTGCAAAGAAACATAAGCTTTGACTGGCAGACCGTTGGTATTATAATAAATACCATCGAAATCAAACACCTTAAGAGAGTCAAGATTGATCTGAACAAAGTCTAATTTTCTTCTTTGATTTCCAAAAGCATCTGGGACATTCTTTGCAAAGTAAGATAGTGGAACATAATTTTCCCAATAGGAGTTAGCTGCAATATCAAGTCTGAAATTGCCTAGCTCGTTTTTTGCCATCAGAGTATAGGTTGCGATGTGCTCAGTTGTTTTAATTGTAACGAAGTCATAGGGGTCTCCTCCGTCTAATATCAATGGCCAATAGTTTTCGTCATTTCCAAAATACTCATCTCCAGCATCATAGATATTTCCAGTGAACAAGCTAAAAACGTTCTCGTAATCAATAGGGACACCCCTCTCACTAAAGAAGTGTTTAATCTTAACAAGATTTCTTGCATTACAGAAAGAGACTCTGAATATCTTTCCATTGAAAGTATCCTGAAGAGTGGGAGAGCCACCAACAAAAATTCTTGTTTTTTGCTTGGTGCCAAAGAAAGAAGTAACCTTGTTGCCGTAGTATTTTACAAAACGATCTATGTCTAAACCAACCAGGAACCTGTCTCCAACCTTTTGGCCTAAAGCTTTGTATAGAAGATCTTCAGAATATGTGCCGTCTGCTTGCTTTAGAAGAAGCACATAGTTAATCTCATTGTTTAAAAGATATACCTGCAGTATAGACTTGGTTAGATCATTAGACAATTCAAAAAGAACTTCTTTGTTTTCAGAATCGGCAGAGGTTTCAAATAGTGCATAGAAAGCCTTTGTATCTTCTTGTAGAAAGTTAAGGCTTTGATAATAAAGATACCCCTCGGTGCTCGACCACTCAGAATTTGGTCTTAAAGTAATAAAAGGATCTGCATCATTAGTCTGTGCCAACTCTAAATCTGACAACCATGTGTTTTCATCTTTATCGCTAAAGTTTGTCAGAGGTAATGAGTGATTGGGCATTACAAGATTTTCTTTGCGTACATCTATATTCTCTAATAAACCACCCTCCCAACTCGCTGATGATGGAAAGTAGTAATTCTTAGAATATTTAGAAAATGCAAAGTCTACCAGCATTGAGTTTGCGGCGTTAAGGCCTTTGACATTACTAGGGTAATCAACTGCCTGTCCGTATGCAAACCTTCTCTTGGCTACAATTGATGGAACTTCATAAGGATATACCCCTACAGAATCGATTAGTATGGAAGGTACATCTGAATAAGCGTAGAAGCCTAGCCAATCTTGGTTTACGCCATCATCAGTTCTTAGGGGGAAGTCGATAAGATCTGAATCTATTGCTTGACTTATTACTGTGTCCCCGTTAATAATTAGAGATATTCTTGATGGAGAATAGGTAAAATCTATCAGCATTGGCCTGTTCCAATGCCCCACATAGTGAGCATTAGAATATGGTCCGACCTTGGTTTTAATAAAGGGCCCTTCACAATAAATACCATCATCTGAGGATATTGGCCCAAAAATCTTTCTTGGCTCTACAGCATTGCTTTCTACATTACACCAAAATTCCGCAGTAAGCTCATTGTGAACTCCAGACTCATTTAAAAATCCGAAACCAGGCAAAATTATAGATGGAGAGTTGTCCTTTGGTAAAACCTTCGTGCTATTTGCAGAACCATAAACCAGCGGTACCCCATTATTTCTAGAATACAAATAATTTTCATCAACAAGATAATACCCAGTTGCTGCGTCAAAGCCGTATGAGTAAGCTTCGATCGCCTTGCTGGCAGGCACGTCAATAGATGATGGAACATCAATCATTGTGTTGAACTTATCTATTCCAGAAGATCCAAGATGAAACTCTTCGGACCACTGACCAGCAGTTAATCCATTTAGGACTAACTCGTAAGGCTCTGCAGAAAAAGCGTACTCTATTTTTATTAGCAGCTCTAAGTCAGCAAAGCTTTCTGGCAGAGTGAAACTTTCTGAAACAAAAGACCATGCCAAGCTAGAAGCAATAGTGGCTGGCTTTAAAACTTCTGGCATCTCTTCTAAAGTGACTGGATCTATATACTTGTATCCGATCTTTACATTAAGAATTTTAGAATAAGTATATACATAAGTTGCAAAGGCAAAAGTTTTAATATTGCTAGAAAAATCTTCAGGCTGTAGCTGAAAAGATGAAGCAAAAGTAACAATTCCATTGTTTGTATCTTCTGCAATAATGCCATAAGCTTGCTCATCTAAAAATGGTGCAGCAGGTGGAATCACATCGAAAAACTCAGGATCTGTAGCATCACCAATTGCAGATACCCCAGAAGTTGTCCAAAGACTAAAGTCTCCTCCGTCAGCAGGGATCAAGGAAATGTAGTCAACTGGCTCATCCAGTGCCCAGAGAGCTAGGGGCTGCTCTGCAAAGACCTTGGTTGCATATGAGTTTAGTGGATTGGCCATATAACCTATTTTATCATAATTAAGACTATCAATAGTCTTTTAGGCCTGAGCCTCACCCCATGATAGCTTGGCAGATGTTCTAGTTTCGTTACCAGTAAGTCGTGATACTGCTACCGTTAGGATATCTGGGCCATCTGGGAAGATGTTGTCTCCACCCAAGATCGAGTTAGAAAGCTCGAACAGTGTGTCGATATCTACTGATGTGTTAGCTTTGTCTCCGCCTTGACCACCTTCAGCCTGGAAGTTATACACCTGAATTCCACCAGAAATGGTGTCCTGTGGAGTGTGCTCAACTAGCTCAACCAAGGATGGTGCTGGCTGACCAACAAAGCCAAGGTTGTTTAGTCGTCCGTTAAGGATTAGTTTCACCTCAACCAACTCGGTAGTTGATACACCAATCTCACGCATACGTACCTGCATTCGGTTGATAATGTCTCGGTCACCAAGCTTACCAGTCAAACCAGAGTCTGCCGATGGAGATAGACGCAGTGACAATAGTGGCT